CGCCGAGTTCGCCCCAGCGGGCGACCATATATTGCAGGTCGCGGCGAATTTCATCGGTATTGGCTAAAGCTATTTCCGGCACCACAGCGCGCTTCCTGTTTTTGGGTTGGCCACGCCCCCGAGGGGGCGCAGCGTTGGCTTATGTGGAGATTAGAAGCTGGCTGCCGCCGGGACCGATGCCTGCGCTTCCGGCGTTGGGGCCGGGTTCTGCGCGGGTGGTGCGGCTTGCTGGGGGGCTGGCTGGTTGCCCGTATCCACACCTGCGGCAACGCCTTCTTTGAGGCAGTCGGGACGATCCACCCACTGCACAACCTCGAGGATCGGCTCGGACGTGCTGCCGCGCTTGAATTGGACCTGTTTGGAACCATTCACGCGAACCAGGGGCAGTTTGCCGTCAGGCCCTTGCTGTAGGGCTGGCACCAGAGCCGTGAATGCGTTCCATGCACCGGCACCGGCCTGTTCCCAAGTTGCGGTGTTGCCGTCGCCTATGGCGCATTTGATCTGGAAACCCTTCTTATATTCCTCGCCAGGCTGCGAAGCCATCTGCGATACTGAAGGATTCCATTTCCAGTCCGGGGCCTGACCGATCACACCGTCAGACTTCTGCCAGCCGGTTTTCATGTTCACGATGTCCAGAACCACGCCGGGGGATTCAAACGCGGCGAAGACCTGTTTTCCGGCCTCGTCACGCAGGTAAAATTTATTGGCAGGAATAGCACCATCTTGTGTGCCGCGCGCCGACCACGAAATCCAGGGGCCATCCGACCCGCCCCCGCCAGTGTCAAATCCACTCATTGCATTCATGTCGTTTCCTTTGTCGTTGTTGCCGTTTGGGCAGTTGGAATCCCGGAATGCGCCGGGCCGCTGATCGGCTAGGTGCCGAAAAACTGATTCCGGGCGGTTTCGTCGCCGCGCCAGTAGAAGCTGTTGGGATTGTGCGGCACGATTTCGAGCGCCACGTCTTTGTCACAGCGCGTCAGAAAGCGTTCGAGTCGCGCGATCTGCATCTTTGCGCGGGCCAGAACCTCGGCGGGGTCGCCGTCTTCCAGCCATGACGCTTTCTTCGCGCTAACATAGAGGAACTTCACTGCCGCGTTGCCGTTGGCCTTGGCATAGATCGCCCGCTGCAACTGGTGATCTGGCGACATAACGGACGGGACGCGCGTGGTAGTTTTCAGGTCCACCACCAGCCCCCCATCGGGGAATCGGAAATCCAGAAAGCCGATGATCGGAATGTGCCAGCCGCCGAAGTCGGCTTTGATTTCGATGCGGTGCTGGTGGAACTCCGGGTCGATGGCCTGCGGCTTGCCGTAGCCCTCCAATTCCGCCAATGCAATCTCGGCCATTGGCGCTATAAGTGCGCGCTCCTTCGTCGTCGCCTCGTCGCCGATCAGGAACGTCTTGTCGAATTTTCTTTCGGCGTCAGCGACTGCTTTATCAAAGGGGATTCCATTCAGCGCATCGCCAACTGCGTCTTCGACACATTGGCCGCGCCGAGGCGCAGGGCCAAAGTTTGACTTCATGCCGTGCAGATATTTCGCAATCCACAGATCCGGCGCGTTCACCCAAAGATTGATGGATGATGCGGAAAGGTGGTTGACGTTGTGCTTTTCAAAGCCGTTCATAAAAAACCCCTCAGCGGCCCAATCTCGACCGTTGTTTTTGCGGGGCTGCCCCACAGTTTCGTGCATTTGATCGACGCGACCTGCGCGTCATCGGCGAAGGCAATGCGGTTCAGCCCGTCCAGGATTGCCTTCTGGATGTTGTCTGCGTCGGGCCGCTGAATGTGCGGCTGCCAGATGTGTTCGGCAGTCTTTTTCTTGGACCAGCTTGCGGCGGGTTCGAATTGCGCCGTCACGGTGATCTCGACGGGTCCACAAAGTGGTTCGCTGAATTCCTGCGCCGCAATCGCGCGCACAGTATCTTCAAAGGAAACGGTTTCCTTCGGCGTGAACGCGCGACCTGACTTGCGGCTGAACCGTGGGCGTTGCTTGGCAAATGGCTTGCCGGGTATTTCAAATCTGATCATTCAGCCTTCCGGGAAAAGCCCCCGACGCCGAAGCGCCGGGGTAGTTGGCCGCGCGAACGCAACGACAGGGAGAGGAAGGGGCATTCACGGACAACGCCGCCCCCGTAGCGCTAGCACGCGGCGCGTGAACACAATCGTGTCCGCGAATTTCGGTGGGGGTGGTCATTGGTCCAGCGCGTCCAGCAGGCGCTTGGCGGCGGCGACAGCCTCATCAGCTTTACGAACGGCTGTTGCAGCATCGTTTGCGTCGTTTGACTGGATGACGCGCAGGGCGGCGGCGTGGCTTTCACCGGCCTCCTTTATAGATGCCGTTGTCAGCGTCATTAGGCAGGCATTCTGAATGTCGATGTCAGACATGCGGCGTGCCATGAAGCGCGTAACCGGATAGACACCGGCAGCGTCTTCCAATGCCATGATGTCCTGCATTGGCCAGCCAGAGCCGTTCATGCGCTTCGACACCGTGCCCTTGCAGACCGAACCGCCTGTCGCATCGTTGATGGTGGCAGCGGCGGCGTCCAGACAACCGAAGTGGTTGTGGACCAGTGCGCGCATCATCGTGTTGATGATTTTTGCAGGATTAGCCATCGGCAACCTCGTTTCCTTGGGGTTGGGAACGCGCCGTGCCATCTAGAACCTGTGAAAAGGCAAACAGCACATACGAAGGACGAAGCGGCGGTGCCCAGTGGGTGCCGCTGTTTTGTGTCAGGGCCACCATCAGGCAGCACTTGGCGAAGTGTGGGTGACGTTCTGGGCGGGCGGGTTGGCGGCAATGTAGGCTGTGAGCCGTTCCGCAATGTCGAGGGTGCAACTGCCGCCGCTGACCAAAGTGCGATGCAACCGGTTATTCCCAACCGCGTGCTTGCAGAGCGTGGCAGGCGAGAGGCCGCGCCCGCGCGCCTCGTTCTCGATCAGAATTCTAAGGTCACTTGATGTCATGCCCCTTATAGGGGATTATAGTCCCCCCTTGTCAAGGGACTTTTGTCGCCTTTTTGAAGGTATGCAAAAAATGTATAATTCGGACATGACAACGTTCCGAGTTGCTCTTATTTCCCACCTAAACCGAACTGGGGTGTCACTTCGTAAGGTGGCAGACGGTTCGGGTGTCTCCTATGAACAACTCAAAAAGTTGAAGCAGGTCGAGGACCGGACAACGAACGTCGAAGATGCGATGCGCGTTGCCCGGTTTTTTGGGATGACGGTGGAAGAGTTTATTCTGGGCAAGAAATCGACAAGCCCATTGGAGATAGTTCAGATTTTATCGCGTTTATCACCTCAGTCCCGTGAAGTGCTATCAAACGCCGCAAAAGCGCAGCTTGACGCTGAGGCGAGCGCTCCAGGGAAATCTGGTAAAGGCGATCCGCAATCTGATCGTGAGTCATAATTCGTTCTCTCTCTAATGTTCGCCAGAAAGAATCTGTGGCCGGTCCAAAAGTTAGCAGAGACGCGCTTTCAGGTTAAAAACCGAGCGCAGCGCGATTCTGCATTGCACCCTCACAATAGAGAACATAACAAGAACGACCAACCCGCTAAATATAGAGTGGCTCGGGCAAGCCCCGACATAGAACGCCCGCGCTCCTACCACAGATTGTAGAATCAGCCGAAGCGATACTGAGGAAGGGGACTTTTATCCCTTTTTGTCATTGACGGGGACTATTTTCCCCTTTACCACTCTCCCAACGCAACCGGGAGACAGCCAATGAACGCCCCCACCGCCGCCTTACTCGCCGACCGGCTCCCCGCCGACCCTGCCGACATTCTGGCGCTGATTGTCAATGCGAAGGCCAAGGCAAAACCCGGCGAATGGCCCGGCACCACGGCATCCTTCGCCACGCAGGCTCTCACGCTCGACATGACAATGGAGGCGTTTAAGAACTATCCCGGATATACCCACCTTCTGCGCTTGATGCGCGAAGCCGCGATGCAACAGGTCAATCACGCCGACACCGACGCGTTCCGCGATGACATTGCCCAGGCTGCCTATGACGCGATGAATGACGTTCTGGCGGAAGTAGCGGCATGATCGACCCCCGCTTCCCCACCATCCGCGACGGCGCTGACGAAATACCGTTTTCGCCGTGGCTCATCGCGGCGCTGATATTCGCAGGCTTGCTCGTTGCCGGAACAAGCGCCGCAATCATGCTTCAGATCCGCCACGACGCCGGGATTGAGGCAAGCCAATGACCGCCGCCCCCACCTCCCAGACGGCGGTTAGCGCGGGCGGGTTCCTCCCACCTGCCCGCGCATCAAACGCGGCCCGCAATCTCGCGTGGGCGCAGGCCGTCCTTGATGGAGACGGGTCTGACCCGCTGGCGGTGATGCTGGCGCAAGACGCAATCGACCGAATTGGAAAACACCATGCCTGATCTATCAATCCGCGAATGGCTGGACGCCATAATAGGCGGTGCTTGCCTCGCAGTCTTCATTGTCGGGGCCTGCTATTTGCCCCTGTTTTTCACCTGATAGGCTTAGGATGCTTGATCTGGAACCCATACCCCCAGGCGACGACTGGAAAGGCGAAGCGCTGATCCGTGACGTGCCCCGCGATCCGAAATCGCACTCAGGCTACAATATGCGCGGGCTAAAAACGCCGCCCAAGCGGGTGGGCAAGGTCGCGAAGACAGCCAGAATGATTTGCGGGGCTGACGGCTGCGGCGCGCTGCTGCAATCGAACAATCAAACCGGGTTTTGCCAGACCCACCGAACGCAGAGGCGCGAGGGTTACTGCAAGGCCGATGGCTGCTGCACAAAACTATGGCCGCGCAACAAAACCGGGTTTTGTCGCCGACATTTCATAACCGCTCGAACATGATCCACAACGCCATGCCACCCGCCCCCCTTCTCAAGCCCGCCGAGGCCGCTTCGCACCTGTCGGTGTGCACGAAGACCTTGCGCAAGCTACGGGAACAGGGGCTAAGGTATGTCCAGATCAATGGCGTGACCCGATACCGGGTCGATGACCTGGAAGACTTCATCGCCAAGAGGACGGTTGAGCAATGCCCTTCAAGCCCAAGAACAGCCGGTTCTACCATTACGACTTCCAAATCCGGGGTCGTCGATTTCACGGCAGTTGCGGCACTGAGGACCACGAAGAAGCTAAATCGGTAGAAGCGAACGCCCGCGTTGCCGCCAAAGCTCAACAAGGTCGAAAAGGGCGATACACCGTTTCAGAAGCCCTCGGCACGTACTACCGGGACGTGTCACAGCATCAAAGCTATGCGCCGTCCACGATAGGATACGGGCGCACTGTGCTGGCCCACTTCAAGCCTGCCACTTTGATTGACACGATGACCACCGGCGACTTGATCGGCTTCATGGCAACCCTGCGCGGGCGCTTGGCCAATGGTTCAGCCAACCGGATCATCGAGTATCTGGCGCGCTCGATCAAGCACATGGGCAAGGCATACGGCGCGCAAACGCCCGATTTGGACCTGTCTGCCGTGAAGGTGCCAGAGGAACAAGAGCGGGTCCGCGAACTGACTTTCGATGAACAGCGCCGCCTATTTGAATACCTGCGCCCTGACCTGCACCCGTTCGTCAAATTCGCCTTGCTGACCGGCAAGCGTAACGCCGAGATCCGTGCGCTGCGATGGGATGACATAAACTATGAAACGAAGCGCATTCGATTCCGGGTGAAGGGCGACAAGGAACACCGGCTGCCCATGAACGCCGAAATCATCGCGTTACTGTCGGCTTTGCCTCGGTCGAACACCCTGGGGCACCGCAGCTTTGTGTTCACATTCGAGGACCGCAATACTGGCGAACGCAAGCCCATCCCCAAAACGGGCGGGCCGTGGCGAAGTTGGACCCAAGCCCTAACGCGGGCGGAAATCGACAATTTCCGGTTCCACGATCTGCGCCACACGTTCGGCACCCGGATGCTACGTCAGACGCAGAACCTCAAGCTGGTCAGCAAGCTGATGGGCCATGCCAACATCGAAACAACAGCGCGGTATGCGCATGTGATGGACGACGACATGGCCGACGCAATGCAGGCGTTTTCGACGCTCAGTCCCGAAGTTTTCCCCGAAGCAGGTAGCGTAAAGCACGCTAAACTACTGAAAGGTAAAAAGGAATAATGCCGGGCGGATCAGCTTCCCCAGCTATATAGCGAGCAATCTTGCGCCTATGCAAGAGGCCGCATTTCCCTTGTATTACAGGGGTTCCGGGCGAAATTTGAAGCAGATGTTATTCCCGGCGCAGGGAAAAATCGGGAACAACAGCGCATGTCCGGGAACGAGAGTCCCGAAGTTTTCCCCGAAGCACCCTCCTATTATGCGCGCGTTGAGTTTCTATTGTCGAACCCGACAGGGTACACCGCCGCCTCCAACCTATCCAG